ATCTAATGGAAATCCATAACTTTGTTTCTCCTTATCAGACATACTGTCTATTTCCGTAGGAGTAAATAATTTTGATGTTGTATTAGTATTTTGGTTAAAGGGTTCTACATTTGTAGCTATGCCACCTTTCATTTTTATTCGGAAAGTATCTGTATCGCCTAATGTAACTAATGTTGTTTCATCTCCAAAACCCAGTTTTGCTCGATCAGATAATGGTAAATTTTTAATTTGCCGTCCTGTGAGTATTTGTACTGAATCAGCAAGAGTTGTAGATGTTTTAGATTTTATAAATTCATCACGGGCTAACTCTGGGTTTCCGTAATATAATGCTCTAAGTTGTGCATCTGGTAGTGTATCAATCCAGTTTGCAACTATTTGGTCTTGCCCTACTTGGTTTTCTAATCCCGATAATTGGTTGTAACCTTCCATTAATTGAGATTGAGAACCTAAATAATCACTTACTTGTTGACGACGTAATAACGCATTTTCCTGAGCCATTTGACGACCACGATTTAAAGAATCAAATACTCTGCGTGTTTTAGAACCGCCACGACCTGTACCAAACGCTCTTAAACGGTCAATTAACGCATCGGCTCTGGTATATGGACGAGGTGGTGGTGTATTAGCTAAAAATTGCTCTGTACGACCTATACTAGCTCGTAATCGTTCTATACTCTCCCTATCACGCATTTGCCGTTCATCAAAAATTCGTTTGGCTTGTGCAGCTGCATTTTCTGCACCTAACATTCCTACATTATTACTACCACCCAATAGTCCTCCTTGCCTAGGCATCATCATTGAATTATTCGGCCTGTTACGCATTTCATTACCCAATAAAACATTGCTAGACATACCGGAATAATTTTGTGGGTCATCTAATGGTTGTGTTATATCGTATTTTGGATCTATTGCCATATTATTGCTCTCGGTTCATTGCAATATAAATAAATAAAAGTACAATCCCTACACTTAAAATACACGCTAAAACGACTAGTGTTCCTTCTGTCCATTTGCGTATTAACTCTTTCCTAGCATAGTATAACCGTTGTCGTTCTGCTTCAATTTTTCGCTGTTCTGCTACTATTTCGGTCCAAATATCTGCCCCATATCGCATTTTTAACGTTCTATGCAAGTCTACCATTAACTCAATAGAACGCTTCCTTTGTATTACTGCTTCTATAGCTTCAGCTTGTGCAGACTCTGGTTGTAATACTTTTCTCCATATTGGAGGATTTTCGGCTCTTGCTTTGGCTTTTTCAATATCTTGTTTGGCTGCAAAAAAGTTACTGATGTGTTGGGCACACTGATGTATTTCTGCACCTTGCTCCACCAGATTTTTCACTTGTTTTACAGCACTCGAACATACTTTGATTGCCGCAAGAACACTGAGCGGTTCTACCATTACTGCACACTTTTACCGTTTATCCTTCCTTGTAAAAAACTTATTTTTTCCCTTAACTGACTTACTTGTTCCTTTAACTGATCAATCTCCTCTACTAATAACTCATGCCGTCTATCTGCTGAATCATCAGCTTTATTAAATCGATCAATTAACTTAACTAATATGTCATATAACTCTTTTAACTTTGATGTAATTAGTTTCTGGAGAAAAACCCACATTCCTCCTACCATACCTAATACAACAACTATTGCTCCACCTTCGTAATATTCCATACATTTATAAAACTAAAGGGTAGATTTTTCTGCCGCATCTGTTTTTTCTTTAGCGGTTTCCACTACTTTTAAATCATAGGCTTGGGTTATTTGAGCATCTTCACCTACCGCTATTTGTATACTATTTGCATTACAGTGTGCGGTTAATTTTGTAATTATTTGATCTTTACATTTACCAGATTTTACTTTTGTAAAATTTTCTACCCATGTTTCTGGAGCATAAATATCGTACTCTAAAGATTTATATTCTGAATCCGTTAGTGTTATTTTAATTTCTTTAGCCATAATTTTATCCTATTAAAAATCCTCCAAAAAATCCTCTACTTCTATCCAATGTAACAGTCACATTGTTGTAATTTATTACTCTTTGTTCAATAGTATCCCCAGCTGACAACGCTAATATGTAAATCCCTGTAATTGTTATAAAACGAGATGAACTGTAATTAATGCCTAGCTCTTTAACAACACTTCCATTTTTAAATAACCATTGAGCTGGGCCAGTAACCCCAGGATTTGTAGTAGCACAAAAAGACATAGCAACATAATAAGTTCCATCTATCGGAGCAGTAAATTGATAAGTAGAGGTGTTATAATTACCGCCGATATCCGTAACTTCAACACTATTAGCCATAACGCTGTATGAAGATGTGCCACTCAATGTTACTGAACCTGTGCCTCTAGCTCCCCACGCTGGTTGTAAAGGCATAGCAATTTCACCATCATTAGTGATTTGCATTTTTTGGGCATCAGCCGTACCAAATACTAACGATGGACTTGAACCCCCTGTAGCTCCAATTCTAGCTTGCTCTTCTGTAGAGCGCATACCAAATACAATTTGCCCACCTACTGTGTTGTTAGCATTTGCTGGATTTTCTAGATAAATTGTTGGGCCAACTGATACTTGCCCATCACTATCAGTTGCGTCATATGCTGTAGCATCAGATTTTTCTAAATGCAAAAATGACACTGGATCAGCAACCCCTAAACCTACATTTTGCGAAAAACTTGTTTTCCCTGTACTAGCTATAGTTACTGCCGTTGTTGGACTTGAACCATCGTTACCATCATTAACACCAACTGTTAATTGCCCTTTTTCATCGTCACTAGTTCCTTCGTGACTGGCTTGTATTTTTACAAGCGTACTTTCTTCACCACCCGATTGTAACCCTTTAAAAACTACCTGAGACTCTCTGCCTCCTGATGTGTCTTCACTAGTAGGGTTTTTTAAATTTAATTCTGGACTTTCTACATTACCAGCAAAAGTAACATTTTTTGTTGATGCTACTGTAACAGCCGTTGTTGGTGCATCATTATCATCACCATCATTTACACCGATAACTAACTGGCCTTTCTGATCGTCTGATGTCCCTTCGTGCGATGCTGTTATTTTTACTAATGTCGATTCTTCAGAGCCACTTTGTAATCCTTTGAATACTACTTGGGATTCCCTACCACCAGATGTATCTTCTGATGTTGAATTTTCAAGCGTTAAAGTCGGTGAAGAGTTATAAATAAATGGGTTATCGCCACCAGAATGACTACCGCCAATTAACATAAACTTGTCTACTGACGCTTCATAGGCCACTAAGTACACGCCACCACTCGTAATAGAACCCGCTGCTATTGCTGCCCCTGTAGGTGTCACGATTGCTTTAGCACCTACCGAATCAACATTTAATGTGCTGCCAGCACTGGTATTCGTATGGTTTGCTTTAAACATATACGCATCACCAGCTGCATAACTAGCTACTACCCTTGATGCCGCTAAAAGATACGCATTAGAACTACCCGTAGTTGTTTTAGCTCCCTGACAGTCCTCATACCATCTTTTCATTCTGGCGATGCCTTCTCGCCATGTATCATTTACCGTCGATGGGGCACAGCCATTAGCCATGCCATTTGGACTTGCGGCATTATTATCGTCTGCTGTTACAGAATAATCTCGTATTTCTGCCATGACTAACCTCTAATCTCGTTACTAATTACGTTCTAAAAATATCTTTAAGATCTGCACCTATTCCCGCTGCTTCACCGGCATATGCTAAAAATTTCTCAAAATCACTTAAGCCTGGCTCAGTGCGTGATACATCACCGCCAAAATCTCCACCTACTACATTTAGATATCGTGATAAATTTTCATAAGGATTTAACTGTTCTCGCATAAACATATCATATTCATCTGCTAACTGTTCTCTTTCAAACATTTCCCTGTTAGACCCTACATCAGCTAATCTATCCGCATCAAAATATCGTGATTTTTCTACTTCTGGAAGATATCCCAATCCTTTTAACATACGATCTCGTTCTGATTCGTATGCACCACCATATAATTTATTAGCTAATTCGCCCATACTATCTGCTACTGCTTCTTGCCCACGGCCTAACATTTCTGTCATCATCCCCGAACCATATCGACCACCACTAGCAAATTGTGCAGCTAACCCAGGAATTGTTTCTCTGCGAAATGCTTCGCCTAGTGCAGCACTAGCATCATCATACATTCCTTTTAAATATGGATTAGTTTCTGGGGATAAATATTGGCCACTTAACGTATCTGATAACATAGATACCGCAGCATCCGATACACCACCGCCACCTCTCGCTATTGATTCCATCATGTCATACGCATCTCGTCTTTCTGGAGACATATCTGGTAACAATGTTTTACCGTAAGTGTCTACCCCACCTTCTCTGTAAAGACGCTCTGCCTCATCAGCAATATAATCTAAATCTTCAGAAAAATACGGGGTACTTCTAGTGGTTATAATTTCTTCATCTGCCATTACAATGTCCTCACAAATTCTTGTAACATACGATCATTATATGATTTAAAAGGATTTCTATCGCCCGTTCTTAATGGGCTAATAGAAGGTTTTGTTCTTGTCCCAAACTCTGTTATTGGCCTAAGTCCGCTACCACGAAATTCTGGTGCAAAATCATATTCTCTCTCCAACATACTTAATCCACTGGCGTTTCTAGGGCTTTTAACGCTTGGATTATACGGTTGACTAAAAAAATTACTTATACCTCTTAATGCCTTTTTAAACGGATTTTGTTTATACATCCTATTATTTACCGGCAAATTGCGTCTTCCTCGTTGAACAGCAATCTTATTAGCTGTATTTATAAAAGGATTATTTAATACAGCCGTCGTATTCGGTGCTAACGCATTGTTACTTAATGTAGGAATTGCACCAAAACCTGTTCTTCTTGTTGGCAACGTAGGATCTTCAAACGTAG